GTGCAAATAAAGTTCCCTTCCCTACATACGAATCGACATCATATACTTGACTTGCAGATAATTCGAATATAGTTCCTACACCAACATAGGAGTTGATTTTTCGTATTCTTCCAATAGATTCCGAAATTTGAATATTACCGAGACCAATATACTCATTAGTGTGTATTTGATTGGTGTTTGCAAATCCAAAGACATTGAATAGTTGTGTAGATTCTGGTGGATTAGCTACAAATCTTATAGAAGCACTATTTTCATAATCACAAGTAATATCTTCGGAATCACAAGTATCATAAGTATTATCAACCAGATGAGTTTTGAATCTGATTGTTCCTTGGCCAGAAATACTGGATGTAAATGTAACAACTGAGGAGGATTCTGCAAAGAGTATTTGACCAAATCCAGCATAAGCAAATCCCTTTCTTAGAACAGAATTTCCACTAAATTCATAAAGTACCTCTGTTTCAGGTGTTTGTGCAATAAATCTTTCTCTTGCAGTTCCAGATGTATTAAAGAGAATTGTTTGTTCTGGAGTTTGAGAGGAAAGTGATTCTTGAGCACTTGAAGTTAGTTTGACTGAACCATTACCAGAATAACTAAAGGCTCTCCTATTAACTCTTTGATCTGATAAAGTAATTGTTCCAGAGCCCGAATATGATTCGGTGTTCTTTTCAATTATTGGTTGAGTTTGAGTGGAAATCTGAATAAATCCAGATCCAATATTTGCATATACTGCAATTTCTCTATTAAAAGATCTTCCGGAGAAGGTTATTAATCCGGAACCTGTATAATTCGTTCTTATAAAGCTTTCATTACCAAAACCAGATACAAATATAGATCCCTTAGCTTTGTATGGTAGAGTTGCCCTGTAAATTGATCCTGCATCAACAATCTGGATAATTCCCTTTCCAGCATTAGGATCTCCAGAATTTATTGGATAAACTGGGGAGTAATTTCTAGAATCTCCACTAAGAGAAATTATACCAGATCCAATATAAGTAGTTCTGGTGAAACTTTCAAACTTGGAACCAGAGATATTAATTGATCCAAAACCACCATATCTCTGTACAAAACTTTCTAGTCCAGAAGAGAACCCAAAGAGTGATCCAGTAGCAACATAAGAATCTACATCCTTCGTTATAGCTTGTCCATATATCTGGAAGATCTGAGTAGTGTCAGAAGAGAATGTAAGTTTAATATCAGAAGCAGATCCAGAAATTTGAAATAGTTGAACTGACTTCAGATAATTTGAAGTAAATTTCTCTACAGCAGATCCAGAAATACTTAATGAACCATATGGAACTAATGGTTCGCTGTATCTGTAGCTTCTACTCTCTACTTTCTCCCCAAAGCTAAAGAGTGATCCAGAAGTTACATAAGTATCTGAATCTTTCTCTATAGCTTGTCCATATATCTGGAAGAGTTGGGTATTCTCTGTATAATATGTTCTAGTGTCAGAAGCAGATCCAGAAATTTCAAACAGTTGAGTTGATCCCGAATAGTCTGAAGTAGATCTTTCTACAGCAGATCCAGAAATACTTAATGAACCATATGGGTACTGATTACTAAGGATACTTTCAATAATGGAACCATGATCAATTGTAGATGTTGGATCATTAATGATAAATTCATAATCCTGGAGTCCAGTAAGATCATCGTCTACAACAGATCCATAGTCGTCTGTGGGATCGTCTACGGAGTCTTCGCTGTATCTATAGGTCCTACTCTCTACTTTCTCGCCAAAGGTGAATAGAGAACCTTGGCCAATATAGGTATCCGAATCTTTCTCTATAGCTTGTCCATATATCTGGAAGATCTGAGTAGTGTCAGAAGAGAATGCAAGTTTAATATCAGAAGCAGATCCAGAAATTTCAAACAGTTGAGTTGATTCTAGATAGTCTGAAGTAAATCTTTCTACAGAAGATCCAGAAATACTTAATGAACCATATGGAACTAGTGGTTGTATGATATCTAAGGAAATCAATCCATAATCTAATATTGGTCCTGGGTTGTCAGTAATAAATCCAGAATCTTCAAATACTGTAAGATTAGTATCTAAAATAGATCCATAATCGTTTATGGAATCTTCAATCGAATCTTCACTATATCTGTAGGTGATACTCTCAACTTTCTCTCCAAAGCTGAAGAGTGATCCTGAAGCTACATAAGTATCCGAATCTTTCTCTATAGCTTGTCCAGAAGCAACAAATGATCCCCTTCCATAGAATCTTGGGGTTACATTGAGTACTGCTTTACCATAAATTTCAAACAGTTGAGTTGATTCCGGTTGATCTAAAGTAAATGATTCTACAGCAGATCCAGAAATACTTAATGAACCATATGGAACTAATGGTTCATTGTATCTGTAGCTTCTACTCTCTAGTACTTGTCCAAATCCAAATAGAGTTCCAGTTCCTTCTGGACTATACGTTACTTTTTCTACAGATGTTCCAGAGAGGTATAGTCTATAATTTACTTGAGTTATAGCTGATCCACTAAATGTTAATCCACCGAAAGGATAAAGACTAGTAGAAGTTAGTATAGAGCCCTGATCAAAACTAAATGAAGCCGGTACACTTACAAGTCCGTAGTCGTCCGGTGAATCAGATGTGACATTTAGATCACCGAGATCTTCTGTTGTGTAGAGAAGTACAGAAGATTCGTTATAATCGTAAGTTTTACTTTCTAATTTTTCACCGAATCCAAATAAAGTTCCACCAATATCATTTGGATGGTGAACAAAGTTATATTTTGCAGATCCGTAAAAAATCTTATCAACATATTCAGTATTTGCTGATCCACCAAATGTTAATCCACCAAAAGGATACAGACTGGTAGAAGTTAGTACAGAACCATTGTCAACACTAATTGAAGCCGGTACACTTATGAGTCCATAGTCATCCGACAAATCATATACATCATTTATTTCGTCAAAAGTATGCGTTGTTTGACTAAAATTTATTGTATTATTACTAAAACCATTCGGTTGTAATATTCCCTGTAGTGTATCATAATCTTCCGTAGTGTAGAGAAGTACGGAAGATTCATTATATGATATAGATATTTCTTCTAAACAAGTTTGTTGTAATTGAATATTTTGTGGTATTCCCTGATAACTGAAGTCAGTCATTTTACTCCACCTCCAGATACATCGGGAATAACTTGTCTTATTAATGAACTATTAGATTCAAATATAACATTAAATCCAATCCATCTGAATACAATTCCATGTAATAGAATAGATTTTTTATTAATATCTTCAAATTTTCTAGCTTCGGAAGAAATTATTTTATAAGTCTCTTTTTCTTTAGATGGTTCTATTCTAATACTTCCAAAAGGAATTAAAGTTTCATTGCATGTAATATTTCCATAATTATCAACTACCTCACAATTACTACTCAATTTTTGGCAGTCAAACACTTCACTTGGAAAAGAAGTAATACTTCCAAAATCTTCTTCCAAGTATTCATTTATGGATGATGAGTTATACTCGTAGATATTCATCCGTAACCCTAATCCCCAATGAGTAAACAAAAAAATGGGGATTGTTTTTATAACAATCCCCCAAAAACGAATAATATATTTATTTAGATATCAATCAAGAGCAACATTTAATGTAATTTTAATCTGGTCTCCATTATTTTGAATCGTGTAAGGACCATTCGTAAATCTTTCAGCGTACATTATAGAACTATAAAGAGTTGCTGTATTTAATCCAACAGTAGAATTTGAAACCGGAGTCAATGCAGGAGTTGTATAGAACTCATTTGCATTTGGGACAGAGAATACGGTATACGTATTTGATTGTACTGTTGTATTTCCAGTACCAGCAGCAACATAAAGAATATCTCCTGCTACTAATTGGTGTCCATTAGCTACAATCTTACCATAACTAAATGTAACGCTTGGATCTGTAGCAACTTGGATGTTATCGATAAGAGATTTATCTAGATATACAACTTTTAATGCTCTATCAACACCAATAACCTGAGTTCCTGTCTGAATGCCAGCATTACCACCAACAATCATTCCTAAAGTTAGGTCATCAACACTCTGATCTGGATCAATTGTAATATATTGATTTCCAATAACTCCAATAACTGGATCGGTATTATCTCCCTTAGATACGGTTGTTCCGATACCAACAGAAGCATAGTGTACAACACCTTGCACAGCAACAGGCATATTATTTGCACGAGTTACATAATAACCATAGACATCTCCAGCTTCTCCAGTGAAGGTAAATGTCTGTTCTGGATATGTTGCAGTTGTACCAGAACCAACTTGATTAATTCTCCAACGAGAACCATTTAATAGAATGCCAGTCTGTGAAGTGTAAACTTGATCTGCTCTATTGTTTACACAATATGGATAACCAGTAGATGGTGCATATCCATAAGCATTTGTATTACCAATTCCATATGGTTCATAATATCTAACATCTGAAGGCACATCAGACTCTGCAGGAGTCGTGTTGCTGGTAAAAAGTTTTAAAATTAAATTTCTGGGAGACTGGTCAGCAAGACTGGCTGTGTGGTTGTTTTGTGCAACCAGATATCTGAGTGACTCAAGTTCTCCAATATTTGGAACTAATAGTGCCATTTAAACAACTCCCCTACAGGACGATTTTTAATAACTATCTTTATTTATAATTTTAATTTTAAAGAAATCAGAAATCTATTGATATTATTTACCGCAATAACATCAAAAGTCAAAATACTACCAGCAACCAAAGTTGTATCCCAATTAGTTAAATTATCATCTCTAACTTTTCTAGCATTTGTAATTTGTGGATATACTCCACCAACTATGGAAGTAAAAGTTGGAAATGTTGAATATGTTGATTTCTTAATGTCCAGAGTCAGATCACCTTGTTGATCGGACAAGATAACCAAAGACTCAATAATTCCACTTACATCTAAGGTTACGGAGCCCTTGTTACCCGCAATCATTGCGATAGATCCACTATCAACAACATAATTAATAGTTCTGGTTAAGTCTGCTGTCGTTGCAAGAGCAATAATAAAAACATCATCTCCAACATCTGGAGCATTTGTAAAAATAATATTATTATTTGATATTACAAAGTCTTGAAGTGGTTCTAGAATTACATTATTTAAACTAACTATGAGTTGTTGTTCATTTATTGGAACATAATTATCTCCAGTATAAAATAATCCAAATGTATGAGCAACTCCGGTAAATTGGGAATTTATATTGTCAAGAATTATGTTCCCGTATTGTATTGACTTTGTAGGAATTTCATAGTCAACACCAATTCTATATGGACCTGGTTCGTTTAACGTTACTAAGTAATCAGTCATTATGATACTCCGGGAGTTACCAGAACGTTTCCTTGAACAGCTCGGGTTCTGTAAGAATTAGGAGAAATAAGAATAATATCATAAACATAACGACCGCCTTCAATCGCGTCAGTTGCAGTATATCCCATAGAAACTGCAATTTTTCCATTGATTCTATCGGGAAAAGCCAGTGTTAGTGGGTATGTTGTTGAAGATGCGGGATGTTTCCTAATTGAGGAAATGCCGGTGTATCCAGTTAAGTTTAGTGGTGCGTTATTAGTATTCCTGATTGTAAAGGTGGCTTGAAAGTCAACCCCTTGTTCAAGAACTAAGTTTACATTCCTTGCCGCCATTATTGGAATCCGTTTTTAAGTATTTATGATCCAGAATCTAATTTGGACAAAATCAATTTCATCATATCTTTCATTTCACTTACATCAGACTTCAATTGATCTATTTCATTAACCTTGTTGTCAATTTGATTTAATCTATCAACTTCGTTTATTCGTTCTGTTTTCAATTCCAAATACTTTTTGTACTCGGAATCAGAACAGTTTAGAATAGCATTGGAGTTCTCATCTCGAAACAACCCCATGTTTCCTTCTACAGGTACTAACATAATTTTCAAATCGTTGCAATAACTCTAAAATCTCTAATTTTTGGAACAAATGCTGAATTAGTTCCCGACATTAAGATCTTTATCTGGAATCCATTAAACTGCGGTAAATTAACAGCAGTAAATTCATAAGAATTGAAATTGTCTTCAGATGTTGAACTTGTTACATTTTTGTCAGGTCTTCCATTATTTTTAGCCGAATTAATGACTTGTAGATTTGCATCCAAGTTATCATATCCCGGGAACAACTGCCAAAGTTGAGGTTCTGAAGGAGCATCAGATCTAAAGATTCTATAACATACTCTAATATCATTTGTTGAATGTCTGAAAGCATCAAAGAACACTTTCAAATTATCAGCAGCCTTATCCAAAATAACAATGTTACTTAGATATGTTGCTGCAGTTGGATCATCTTTCAGAGAATTAACTCTTGGATCAGTAGAATAGTCTACAACTTTAGAATTAATTCTATTTGCAATAGTAACTAAATTTACTCTATCCAAATCAATCATTGGAGAAACTTTTTCATTTTGAGTTGATAATGTCAACTCCATAGTGAATGATTTTTTACCAGGGAAACTCGATAGATATGTTTCTTCGTTAACTTGAGAAGAAATAATTCTTGGAGAATTAAATTCATTATTGGAATTCAGAGATATATCAACAAATCCTTGATCTAAAAATGGAGTTAAATCACTATCTGGAGTAGATCCACTAAAGGTTCTTACCTTTGCGGATACAGAGGTTTTTTGTGGTAATAATGTTTGAATATTTGGTCTAATAACGTTAAATGGTATGTTCTGAGTCGCTTTAGGTCCTTTTGGTGATCCAAGTAATGGAACAATATCATATGACCCACAAGACTTATCATCGTTAAAATATAAAGCAGGATATCCAAGAACATTTCCTGGTGTTCTATCAATACCTCTACTACTCATTCCAACCTTAACATAATAATAATCTAAATCAGTTGGATAAGTTACTAAGTTAGTGTCGGATAAATTATGAGTTTTATTTATTCTTCTCAGAGATACTCCATTCAGTTCATATTTAAAGATAGGAAATTCAATATCGTATGATCCAGAAATGGTGTCGTCAATGTTTCTAGTTATTCCAATTAGACTATTTGTAGATGTAACTACTCCAGTGTATTTGATAACTTCATTATCAATTAAAATATATCCGGGATTTACGGAAGATACTGGAACATTCTCAAAGCTTGTAAATATTCCAACAGAACTTACTGAAATATTACTTGTAGATGTTGAATCATATAAAGCTTTTAATGTTTCAGGTTTTTGATCTGGTTGCATTCCCGAAAGTGCAACTTTATCAGCCAAAGAATACATTCCGTGATTGTTGTGACTTACTTTAAAATGTAATCCATCAGTCAAATCGGTTATGGTATTTACCGTTGCATTAGAAAGAAGTGAAGTTCCAGAAGAACCAACATAGTACAGACTATCTACAGTATTTTGATTTAGAGTTCCTTGTACTCTGTCTACTAATAGAGAATTGAAAGAAGAAATAATTCCTACATTGTTTGGAATTGTAAGAATTAAATTATTACCAAGTCCGTCTGTTTGGGAATAATTAACTTCTAATGAATCTCCATAAGCGTATCCAGTACCTCCAATAGAAACTGTGGCTGCAATAGCAACTCCATTTTGAACACTTAAATTTACTTTGGCCCCAAAACCAAAACCAGTCATGGAAACTAAATCTACATTGGAATAAGTTTTAAATGTAGATGTAAATGCGGCTCCTGCAGAAGTTACTACTAATGTGCTTCCAATTCCTACAGAACCAACTATACTCTTTAAATTAGATCTAAAAGTTTGATTGTTACGTTGCAATATTGGACTTCCGGGGGTTAATCCAGTAACCTCCGTTGAAGTCAGACTCTTCCCTAGTCCAATCAAAGTTGATTTGGAAATACAATCTAATGGATTAGGTCTTAAAGTTACAATTTGATTATTACCAATATCTAATTTTGGATTATAGAATCTAACTGTAGAAGATCCTGTAACAAATTTTGCTCTATAAAGAGTTAGTTTGAGATCTTCTAATTGGCTAGGATCCCATGTAGCACCATTCTGAGACTTAAACATAGATCCTAATAAAGGTTGTTGCGATACAACTATTTTTTGTGACTCTGGTAGATTCAATGTTGTTACATCTTCCTCACCCATTCTAGAAATCCATACAGTGTATTCATTAGATACTGAAAGTAATACTACACAATAATCATTTCCACTCTCAAGATAAACTGGAGATGGGAAAGTAAATGTTGTTGGAGTTCTACCATCTTCCGATACATTAACCTGACTTGGATCTAAGACAACTTCAGCAAAAGGAATAATTGTTGTCGTTGGCAAACCAGTTTGCATGGTTCTGATTTGCATAGTAATTGGTAAACTGTTAGTATCTTTAGTTCTGAAGAACAAATCACATTTTGTAATAAAAATTCCAGTTTCTTCAGGGACTTCAAAAGACTGTGCAATTGGGTCAACCCATCTGGTTTGAACTACAGTACGGTTTATAAAAGTAGTTCCTGCTGTCAGTGCTGTTTCTTGAGAAGTTGAAGTTCTTTCTTCAGTTCTACTAGTTCTCTCAACATTTGCATTCCTTGTTCTTAAAGTAACCTCTTCAGTATTGTTTATAGTTCCCGATGATCTAAATTTAACATCAGCTATACTATCTGTAGCGCCAATAATTGGTGTATTTGTGGAACTGGTTGTAAGAGTAAAAGTCTTTGTTCCGGTTTCAAATGATGGAGTAGACTGCAATCTTGAATCGGGGATAAACAATGATCCAATCACAGTGCCAGAGACATCACTAACTAATCTAACATCCGTTACTTTTGCGACTGCCTTAGAAGTTTCGCCTCTCAGTTGCATGTTTGTAATAATATGTCCATAGAATCCAGAAGCAGATTGTAATTCTAGAGAAGCTGTATCAACATTCAATATGGTTGAAGTTGTTGAATAGGATATGGGTATTAGTTGTGTAGGTGAATATGGATTATCAGTATAAACTTGTTCAGGTTGATTGTATGGTCCGTACTTATGGTTAGCAGTTGACAATCTAAATTTAATTGATGTTGTTCCTACTGTACCAACGACTGTTTCTCCAACAGTGAAAGTACCACTTTCCATTTGGACTTCAATAAGCTTTGGAACAACATATTTGTTCATATCAACGTTATCAAAAAACGCATAAACTTTTGTTTTTGGTTTTAATCTTTTTGCTATGAACTCAATATTTCTAGATCTCATTACATGAACAATTTCTGTAGATACAACAGAAGTTCCCAAGTTGACAGAATCTATTCTTTCGCCAACTTTATATTGAATACCTTGTCTAGATTGTTGCGAAGTAGTAAGAGTAGTAACATTTGCAAAGGTCAAAAACTGATCTCTGAAAGTTTGTTCTTCTCTCCACCAATTACCTGTAGATCCAACGAAAGTAGTTCCTTGGAATATAGTATGCACATTTTGTCTGGCAATTTCTTGTCTACCAGTCCAAGTAGTTTCCCAAGAACCCCAATCTATTGGAGATAACCCAGTATTAGTATCCGCACCAAGAGCTCTTAGTGTAGCTTCATAATTTCCTTCTTGATCGATTGTCCTTTTTGATCCTCTAGTTTCAATCCAAGTATCCGTTGATGGATTTAATTCGATAGATCCAATCCAGTTAACAACATTAAATGGGTTGACATTTTCAACTCTAGTTGCAAAAGTATTCTTTAAAAATACTTCATCACTATACTTTAAACAAACAACATCGCCAACTTTAACTGTATTTGGATTTCCTAAATCTTTTACAAACCTTAAATCAGCATCTGGATTTGAAATATTAGATATTCCCGTTACAGATTCTGATCCTAAAAGAAGATCTATTGAAGTGGTGTAATGTTGAGGTCTAAGTAATCCTTCTATGGTATCAATACTACACTTATGTTGAGAATCACCCAAGGATCCTGAACGTATTGATTTAAAATTATCTACAAGAAAACCACATTTAAATCTATCTAACTGAGTTTGTGAATCTCTTAAAGATAGATTCTTAGTATCAGTCTCTAAGAGAGATAGTGAAGTATAGTATTCAATATTTCTTATTCTATCTTCAAGTCTTGCAATATCTTGCATCCTATAACGTTTGTGTGAGGACAATTTAACGATTACATCCTTAACGTTATAAACATATGGACTCATGGAAATAGTAGCTACTTCCATAGCATTTTCAATATTATTTGGAGCAATTGGAGTTTGTGATGCTACTCCTTTTGTAACAAAAAATTCTCCATATCGGTTAAGATATAATTTATCAATTCTACCAAGATAGTAAGAATATGATAAAAATAGGTCCTTATCTTTAGCAAAATTATATGGACTAGAATTTGTTGCAGGTAAAAACTTTCTTGAATCAAATTCAAACGGAGAAAACGGAGTTAAAGTACTATTATATGGGCTAACTCTAGGTCTTAAGTCTACAATATCGCTTGCTCTATAATAAGAAATTCTTGGCAAGTCTTGTGAGTATCTTTCACGTTCATATGAACTAACAGTTACGAAGTCTCCCGTATCGTTAGGATCTATGTAGTAATAATCATATATTATTTTTAACCTCTTTGTTGGCGAAGTTACGCCAGACTTTCTTCTCAAAGAAGAATAGTCAACTATTTCCAAAGTTTGACCATTATCAAAAAGAAAATCAGTCATTATATTTCTATCGCCTTCTATTAAAGCGCTTATTCTTGCACTAACATTTGACTCCCCAAATAGGATTTTTTCGCCTTTAATAAAAGCATTTTCATTAATATATACAAATTCTAATTGATTTGTTCCGTTAGTTGCAACAAACTTTGCTATTGCATTACTCGATTGTCCATAAATTATCTCACCTTTAATTGCATTCAAAATATTTGCATTTAAATCAACAACTTCCAATCTTGGTAACTCAGCATCATTAGAATCTGAAGATTCAAAAACACCTGCAACGAAGATTACATCGGGTACATTTAACGATATTCTGGAGTCTTGCACTCTTGTGCCATAATATGGACTATATGTTAGTCCATCATTGAGAGTTGTGCTACCTATTCCAGATGAACGAGTACTAGAATTCCTGATATCTAAAACTGCACATCTATTAAAAATTTTCTTCCTTGATTTTAATCTTCTTTTTCTTAAAGTGACCGTTAATGTTGCAGAACCATTTTTACTTAAATTAACTAATGTTAAAGTTCTTCCTGAGGTAATCGTAAATTGACTGGAAGTTAATGTTTCAACAGTACCATCAGAGAACACTAAAGAATAGTCTTCCTCATCAAATGTCTCTAAAGTGATATTAGTATCACTTTCTAAAGTCGCTGTCAAACCATTAGATGCAACGGTTACAGAATATGATTTTCTATAAACTATTTCAGCATCAGAAACATCAACGCTTGCAACATTTTGATTTTGCAGTTCGGCGAATAAAAATGATTGTTTGTTATTTAATAATGTAGAAACTCCTTTAAACAATCCACTCGTAGTTGTTGTGCTTGCGGGTAATCCTCCACTATTGATGCCAGAAACACTTGTGGTTGCTTCAATAGTTATAGATTTTGCAGAAACACTTACAGAAGTAACTCTATTGTAAGTAGGTAATATTTCCCCAGACTTAGTATAAACAAAAATGTCTCCAGTGTTAATCCCTACCCCAAAAGTTGAGGATGATGTTGTTACAGTGCTTATTCCCCCAGAGCCTGCAGAGATGGTAAAAGTAGTTCCTTGTGGTGCAATAGGAACTCCTACAGATATTGCAGTGTCTGCAGTAAAAGATGTTGTAGTTCCAACATATCCAACTAGTTGTCTTATATCTCCCAGATCATAATCCCTAACACTAACTATTGTTCTGGAAATATCTTGACCATCAATTTTTAATTGTTCACCTACAATAAAATCTCCAGAAGTTTGATATAGTACCAATTGATTGCTATTTGTAACAGATGACGATAAATATCCAGATGCAGAACTATTTTTACCCTCAACAAACGATGGTTTGGATAGGGTTATGGTAGTATTTAATGTCAAATATGTATAAGTTTGTACATCATAAACCGATGCTTCAAAAGGAGTAGAAGAATTGGAATATGCAGTATTTTTTAATTTTAAATCATAAATCCTAGCTACTCCTACTGGAATTCCAGAAGGAAGACCTGGTGTTGCAGTTCTTTTTGAATATAATGTTACTTGACTAGTTGAACCAAATCCAACAGGAACTGATCCATAAACATTATTAACTTCTACTTGGTTACCTAAACTAAAAGGAACAGTTACGTCGTTAACAGTTGTTGTAGTTCTGGGTTTTTCCAGATCTGCATTTACTGTTACAAGAGTTTCTACTTCGTATCCTTTGACATATGCTTTTCCTGGAGAAATTTGCAATGTCAATAGGTCGTCTGAAGGGGTACTTCCTTGTTTAGTTAATTGACCTAAATTATAAACACCATTATTTCCTATTTTGTCATTTAATGATTCTTTTGGAACAACTCTGAATGGGGTTACATAATAATCTCCAGACTCATCGGTTGTTCTTCTTGCTAACTCATCTGTTATTAGAGAGGGAATATCTTCTTTTTTAAGAATTCTCTTAATATTTCCATTTTCAATCCTCAATAACTCAATAAAGTTCTCATCATTAAAATCATTTAAAGATTTTTTTATTAAAGTTGTTACAATTCGAAGTCTGTCTGCTCCAGGAGCAGCAAAGTTTGAAAATCCCCTAGCATTATCAAATAAATCAGAATTTTCTTGGGAAGGTACGGCTATATCTTCAAAAATAGATAGTCCAATTCTATAGGATGGTAAATTTGAATATTGATCTAATATTACTGTTTGAGGAAAAACGTCTACAAAAAATCCCCTTATGAAATAAACACCTGATTCTATTTTTGCTGCAGATCCTGTTGCAGTTGAATTGGATATAATTGTAGTTGCAAATGATGATTCTAGTCTAATAACACCTAATCCATAATCAATATTTTCTAGAACGATTAAATTTTCTCCATCAATAAAAGTACTACGAGTAAAATCAGTTTCACTAGAACTTTGGTACTTTATATACAAAGTAAAGCTATCATTTTCAGATTCTTCACTAGTAATATAATTTTCAATCTTAGCAAATACTCCACTCGATTCGCCTTTTATTTGTTTACCAATCAAATATGACAAATAAGTTATTACTGGAATACTTAAGTGAGTTGGGTCAATTTGAACACAAGTATATTCTGAATCATATGCAATATTTCCGGGAATTACTACAGATCCTTCTTTGAAAAAGTGTTTACCAAATTTTTCAACCTGATTCTGTAGAATAGATTGTAGTGTTGTTAGTTCTCTTGCTTGAATTGGAGTTCCTGGCTTAAATAAAACTCTTTGATAATTTTTTGTTGGATCAAAATCATCAAAATATGGAGATGTATTTAAATTAGTGTTTTGTGCCATTTCTATTAGAACTCCAGTACAATTTTAATGTCTTCTTTTTGGTTAGCTGATCTTGGAATTGGTTGTCTATTATCCAAATAGATAATATCACCGGACTTTTTATTATATTCAGCAGAAGAAATGCCAGCTACAAACTCTTGACCTAACTGATATATTCTATTATTTATTGTGGTACTTACCCCACTAAAATTAGAATTAATTGATAATGTTGGGCCAATGATGGATGAACAATTAATTGTTAATCCATATCCAACATCTGGATTGGAAGTGAATGGAATGATTTTAAATCCGGTTTCACTTGAACCTAACCCAGTCGGTTGATAATATTTTAAAACACCAGTTATTGAATCCCAAGAGGATACAAATCCAATTGCAGTAGAACCTAGTCCAACAGTCTGTTTAATTACAGAGTCCACACCATACGTTGTATTAGTTGTAACTCCAGATAGTTTTAAAGCATTTAGTCCACTAACCAAAGATGCATCTAACAGTTGATTACTACTTCCAACAATAGTTGGATTTTTCAAAATTCCAACTCTAGCGAAATCATTTCCCAAAATAATATCTGGGTTACTTTCTAGAGTTTCATATCTAGAGTATAACAATACTCTGTATGCGCCTAATTCTCGATAAACATCGTACCCATGACCACCTTTTGGTGGAATAATAACATTAAAAGAAGATATGGATGTACTTCCTATTCCAGTATTACTCAATTGACGAAGAGGACCATCAATTTCAGATCCAGGAGCTCCTGGATAAAACTGAATTGTCCCATAAGTATATCCTTTTCCCCCATCAGTAACAAAAATTTCAGAAACTTTTCCAAAAGAATCAATAGTTATTGTAGCTTTTCCACCAGAACCATCTCCCAAAATTGGAACATTTGAAAAAGATGTTGAAATTGGTTGATAATTCGAACCTCTATTATTAATCAATATGACTTCGATTTTACCATCAATTGCGTTATTTTTTGTGGATATTGATTCTCCGGTATTTCCCCAATTTTCTGGTACTGGAATAAATTCAATAGAATCAAACTTAACGATTTCAGAAGGTTTAATAGTGTACAAATATTTCCAGATATACCCATCACCACTAGCGCCAGCTGCTCTGGGTTCTAGGTCAATAAAAGTTGGTTGATCAAAAGATGGTCTTCCTTTGGGATTTTCTGGGTCAGTTCCATTTTGTAAACATATATAAACTCGCAAATCTTCATTTATTACATAATAATTTGCTTCATATAGACTCGTTTGAGAGGTAACAGAAGTTACATTAAAGACATTATAATCATGCCTGTACATTTCATAAGTATTTCCCGCAACCCAAGTGACTTTTCTAACAAGTCTTCTTACATCTTGACTTGCAATTTGTTTCAAAGATATAATGCTTTCCTTAACCTGAAACTCTTCCTTAAATCCATCTAAAGGAGATGGAGTATTTGAAACCCAAGTTGGAGATCCCCCAGCAGCTGGATTATTACTATTAGGAAGTCCTATAAAAGTATAATATTTGTTTGAAGTATCACCTACTCCAGAAACACTTTTTACAAAGTTATCTGCATTTAAGATTCTAAATTGATCTGATATTATAGCGGGCATTTTAGAACATACTTTTTTTTATTTAGTTGCATTTTACTTACTTATTACACTTCTGGTCCTTATAATTTTTGGAGAAGAAGAAATTCCAGAAATCCCATTATCATTAAAAACTTCAAAAGTCTTTGGATTGCCTAAGATTCTATTTTGGTAATCATAAATTTTAGCCCAACTATATTTTCCATAATAATTATTTGTTCCAACTCCAGTATTATTTAAACCTCTTGTATAAACTTTGACATAATTATCAACCATAGGAGCAAAATTACAAGTAACGGTAACAATACCAACTGATGGTGTGGTTACGTCTTCTACAATATAAATTCCATCTATAAAAGATTTTGCTATACCAATTTTAGAATTCGGATAGTTACTCATACCACCAAGAAGTGTAGTAATTCCTACTAAGTCTCCACCAGTTTCAACATTACTATCGGTAATGACAAAATAATCACCTTTAGATAATTGACTATTGAGAACTCCAAAAATATTGAGAGATGAATACCCAATACCTAAAGTACTATTATCATATTGTTCGGATTTTAGTGTAAAAGAAATTTTTGGAGACGTTGTTCCAATTCCGGGAGTTCCGGAAATATATGTTGTGACCCCAATAATAACTCCGTGATCACCAGTAACTTTGAATGATTTAATTAATTCAGTATTATAACTATCTGGTTCTATTATTACTGGTGGGGGATTATTTAAATCATAACCAAATCCACCATTAATAATCTGTATTGAAGTAACAACTCCAGAAGTTACACTGGAAATCGCCTCAGCCCTGTTATAAATGGGTTCTGCATATATCGCAGTAGCTCCAGATCCTATGGCAACATATCTTCCATCTGAACCAAGATTATCAACAAATACTAAACTATTGATAAAATTCGATTGTGATGTTGATCGATAAATCCAATTGCTCAAATCAAATGAATAGTATAAATCACCCAAAGCTGTAATAATTACATAGAAACCATAGTTATAATAAATGTTTGTTATGTTTACAATTCCAAGATTATTTGAAACGATTTCATAAGAAGTTCGATCTATTGATCTAATGACTACACCATAATCCCCAACAGCAACATATTTCCCATCAACATAAATTACCTTATTTAAATTAGTAATTACTGGAGAACTTACAAATTCCCAAATATTACCATCATTCGAAGTTCTAATTACTCCATCATCACCAACAGAAACAAAATATTCAGCTCCAAAAGCCACACTATTCAAATCAGATAAAGTTTCAGAATATCTACTGACAAATGAATCAGTACCTACTCCTGTTCCTACAAATATTGATCCAGCTGCACCTACTGTAACCCAAGTATTTGTAATACTAGAATATGCAATTTCATTAAATGTTCCGGTATATCCACTACTTACTCTATTGACCGCTCCAAAACCAGGAATTGAAACATCTTCTTGTAACGGAATCTGTGTCCATGGAGATATTACATTTCCATAATCTGTGGCTTTTATTATTTGTCCAAGATTTCCTACGGAAAGTAAGAAATTACTTGTTCCAACCCCAACTACTTCAAGTGAATTGAAATTAGAAGACTGACCAAATCCAACTGTAGAAACTTGCCAATTTATTCCATCAAAACTTGTAGAATATACTGAGTTGTTCCCGACAGAAATAAATTTATTTTTATACTTAATAGATTTCAAATCATATGAAGTTGATAATCCAATAGAACCACTCCAATTAAAAATAGGATCTTTTCTAATAATTAAAGACTCGGAAACAATTACTTTAGGTGATTGTGTATTAGCATATCCTACCCCTCCATCATTAATAGTAATTGATGAAATTGTAGATGATGTTGATACTACACATTGACCTAGAGATTCCTGAATGGATCTATTTTCTAATACTAATACATCTCTTATATCTTCAGGGAGAGAGTCTAAATCTGAGAATAGTGGATATGCATTGTCAACATATATTACAGTGTCTGTAGGTTCGATTTTCTTAATGATAGTTGCAGATGGTTTAACACTACTCTGTAGATTTGGTCTAGATTTAGAATATAAAGAACCATTGATAACAGTATCATTAAGTTGTTTTTTCCAAGTAAGAGGTCTAATTTTTGTTGGGTCTGTAATAATACCAACAGAATAATAATTAAAAGTTTCAAATTGATCAGCAGCTGTAATTTTTTTAACAACTCTATCAAATTGAGAGATATCAAATAAATCTTCAGGATTCTCCTGTATTATTATACTATCTCCCGGTTTAATTGTTTTAGGTGGATCAATTAACTCAACATCAATTGAAGAACCTCTATAATATAGAATAACACACTTGGATCCTGCTTTTGGTGGTTCAGTAAATATTACTCTACTTCCAGAAAACTTATATGATACATTAGGAACTTGTAAAATATCATTTACGTATATAAAAATGTTATTAGTTATATCCAAATCAGTTCCATCGGGAACCCTCAATCCTAAAACTTGTTTTACGCCATTTAAAGTAGTTGTAAGTGTAAATTTCTTTGTAAATCCATTGAAGAATTCTGAGATATCATCAAATTGTACAAATTGTCCAGGATAGAATCCATAGAAACTATCAGTCTCCACCTCTTCAACTGTTAGTACAAGGGGTTGGAAACTTAGTGATGGATCAGTTACTATTCCGATAGGGGTAAGTTTATCCCCAACTTTATATCCAATTCCGGATTCATCAAACTTGTATGTTATTACACTTGATCCCATACCAACTTCAACTGTAAGTTTTGCTTTTTGGCCAACTCCAGAAGTTCCACCAGTATAACCTAAACTTAGATTACTATATCCTGTTGGGATTCCAATTGCAACTTCTGGTCTTGAAGTAGTTGTATATCCAGATCCAGCATTAATAATAGTAAACCCAGAAATTGTACCTGCAGCACTTACTGTAGCCACAACACTTGCACCAAATCCAATGGTGGACGCAATACTAATAACGGGAGGATTTCTATATCCAGATCCAGATCCAGTAACAATTACACTACTAATAGTACCAGCGGTAGAAACTATTACGGTAGCAGCTGCTCCAATTCTAGGAGCATACCCATAACTAGTCGATATTGATACTTTTGATATTTTTCCAGAATTTGGAGTTCCCGATAAGAATTTAATTACGTTTGTTCCAACTCCATCAACTGTATAATCACTTGTTGGATTTTGAAATACGTTGTTAATAGTTACTATAGGATTATTATTAATATTGGTAGAACTATTCACGTTGTTAAAAATAGTATTCGTAGTTTGTCCATCAGATTTTAAAGTGAATTCTGTTGCTGCAATACCAGTAAAAGATAATGAGATATCATCAAACAGAATATTTCTATCTTGTGAGATATTGGGATCAAACTTTCTACTAAAAACTCTACCACCAAATGCGGATCCTGTTTCCAACCCTACTGGTCCAATTTTTCCATTTGGAGATTGGTCAAAATATATTACATCTCCAACAATATTAAAATCACCCACTAATACTGTTCCACTAGCGCCTACAGTGTGTGCTAATGCAACTGTCCCAAAATAACCACGTACAACTTCTATTTGATTCGTAGAGGTTATGCCGATAGTTTTAATGGAAACATATTCACCATCAATATCAATAACATCACCAGTAGATAAAGATGAAATTCCCGAAGAAATACTTATTATTGTTGTTGAAGCTGAAGAAACACTAGAAGCAAAAGAAACATTCAGTGATTTTCTAGTTACAGCTTTTTGTATTATTCCATCTATAGTAATTATTACACTAGAATTTGGTTCTTTATATGAAAGTGAATGTGTTGCTGTGCCTACACCAGTTAAATTTAAAAATACACTTGTAGATAATCCAGAAAGTTTAAATTCATTGTCATTTAATTTATATACAAAAACTGAAGTTGGTAAAGTTTTTGTACCAAGTTCTAATGGACTAAATGATAAATCATCTTTAGATCCTGTTCCACCAATATAAGTTCCTGCTATAGAAATAACTGAATTGGTAGTATAGCCAGACCCACCATTTAAAACTTTTACATATGTAATCGCACCAGTCGAATCCCTAGAAACATCAAAAGTTGCTCCACTTAAATCTAATGAAGGAACCGACAAATAACTTGTATTTGCTTCGGATTGTATCACTGTTGGACCGGTTTTTGAGATAATAAATGTTAGATCATTAGTTGGACTTGTTCCTGCAAAGTACGTTCCGGATATAGAAACCTGTTCCCCAACATTATATCCATATCCACCATAAGTAGGAATAATAGAAGTGGATATAGCAACTCCTCCACCATTATAATTAATCAATACATTGAATAAGGCATTTGTTCCAAATCCAGTGGTATTAAATCCCAAAACTTGAGTATAATTTATAGTCCCAGTTGGACCTGTTGGAACTATTCCAGAAATACTTGTTGTAATTGCAACGTTATATCCATTTTCTAAAATAGCAGTTCCATCATAATTAAAAATATTCAATAATGTATCAAGATTACCATTAACATAAGAAGTAGTTGCAATTCCAATAGGACTGCCACCAGAATATGAATACAATAACTCTTGACCAGACTGAAAATTATGATTAGCAATTATAAATTTATCATTAACTATATCAACGTTACTGCCAGGAAATTCATGTTTGAATAAAGAAGTTCCTTTATTTTTTAATTTAAAAGTACTCAATCCAACTGTAGATCCACCTTTCGCTAAAGATGGATATATTATATTATTTGGAGCTCCTGTTGTACCAATTCCAATTATAGTGGTTATTATTCCAACATAATTACCAATTGCAGTCCAAACATCGGCACAACAATTTTCACTATAGGTTAAACTACAATCAACATCGGGTAGAATTGTAGTATTGGTGTACTGGGATGTAGATATGAAAGCTTTTTGAACTGTACCGCCACTAGCATAATTGTACGAAATAGTGGATGGTCCAGGATTTACTCTAAATCTAACCGAATCAATAACTTCTACTTGATAAACAAATTTTTGAGTCGTTAATGGTCCTGTAGTTGATGTTGAATTTGGGAAAACTGTAGTGGTTATTCCGCTACCAGAATTAAAAAAGAATGATATATTTTTTAAAACAACATAATTCGTAGTTGTTGTTGATAATCCATGAGCACTTGAAGTAATTATTGTGGTTATCCCAGTTATATTGTTATAAATTGCTGTAGAAATACTGACAGTATTTCCAAGTTGATATGATGTTTTAACTCCCACATTATTAATAATGTATTTGGAAAGATCTATAATGTACTTAAACGATTCTATAGTTTCTGTAGATATTCCAGAAACATAAGTAGTACTTAATCCACTCCAATAATTTAATCCTTCTTGAACAGATTTATTATTGGACTTATATTTAACATCATTAGATATTGCATCAACAATATTTCCAACACTGTCATAAAATACAGTTTTACTCCAACCAACATTTGTAGTAATGCCTGAATATTTAGTAGTAACGAATCCAACTACCTCTTCTTGAATAAATGTTTTGTTGCCATCCAATAAATCAGATGCGTCCGCAAAACGTCCATCTAGTTGTTGTTCAGATGTTCCATCGAATTGAGCACTAATATCATCTATTTCTACAACTTTGTTTGTTTTATTAATTATATAAGAAGTTAAATCAATACCTTCATCAAGAAAAACATTCTGAATGGATCCATCAGGCAATAACTCTTCCTCATAAACTCTTGCAAAATTTGTTTTAAGATTTATAGGTACTGTCTGGTCAATATTGATAAATGTAAAGGAATCTGTTGCTGATAATCTTGGTTTCATGTCTGAAGATTTAGCAATTCCTAAATTAACTTCATTCAAAGTTGGTTTAGTTAAAATTTCTAAATCTGAAAATTCTTTAAATCCAGAAGGATGAACAATTGACCTTACAGACTCTCTCCACACATTATAAGGAATATTTCCTTTAATGGAATATGAAAACTTCTGATAGTAGAAATTATCAGAAATTTTTTGCAAAGAATCATTCAGAATACCGGAAGAAAAATCTATAGAGGATGTTTTATCTCTAGAAACTCCTAAAGTAGCATATAAATTAAATACATCAAAATATTCTACTGTACCATTAATTTTGGATATTTCTCCAAAAATTTTATCTCCAGTGTTTATTTCACCAGAAATATTTTTCAATCTCATTTGATTGAGTTTATTATCCCAACCATTTTCCATGACTGTACCGGAAAATGTTTCTGAGGTTACTTTTTCATTTGAAATATAACTTACATCATCCTTTAGAACCATATTAAACTCAGGCATGTTATTTTTATTAATAACAATACCCAAATTAAATTCGTCACTATATGTACCAAAAGAACCGGTAGAAATTCCCGACATGTTATAAGTTACAGTATTATTACTGGTACTTACGCCAACAACGTCAAAGAAAGAATAATTATATGAAGATGAATTGAAATTAGATTGATCGGATGTGGAATCGGTCAGTCTACAATTTTCAATAAAAATTTTGTCTCCGATTTTAAATGGATATACATAATCAGTTCTTCCAAATCCGGAAGATATAAAAGGATTAAATGTAGGATTATTTGTTAACTCTAATGTTACTAAATCGCCTGCTATCGAAATTGCATCAATTTCATATCCATTTGAATTGTATATTGAAATAATATCCAATGGTGCTGATAGTGAAGTAGAATTTTTGATGATATCTACAGAAGTTACGGATCCTCCAGATATTTTAGCGTTAAGTTCAATTCCACTAGTATCATTTTTTACTATTAATTTTGGTGAACTATTATATCGTTGACCCCCAGTAACAATTCCAATGTAATCTATAGTTCTTATATCTTTTATTCCAATAACAGTTGGTACACTAAGAGATGGTGAAAGTGTAGGATCTGTTGGATAATCAAATCCATCTTTGACTCTACTAAAAGTCTCAACTCTTCCTATATTTGGTGATATAAGTTTTAATACTGCATTTTTACCAGAAACACTTTGTACTCCTCTAATATTAGGTAATTTTTTGTATCCTCTACCTGGGAAATTAATTTTTAATTTGGATATTGGTCCTAATGCACTGGTGGAGGTGGTTTTATATGAAAACTCTGTAACACTTTGACTAATAATATTAGTTTCAACAAAAGTTAATTTTTTAGTATTAAAGAAAGAGAATGTTTTGTCAGAAGAAACTGATACTTTAAATTTACTATTCAGTTGGTGATTTATTATTGAAATTTTATTATAAGATTTTACATCATTATCTGATGATATTTGTTTCTTAGTTTCATCAGATGATCCCCTAGGGAATAAATTATAATAAATTGGGAAAAACTGCGCTGAAAGGTCCAAAATAACTTTAGAATTGTCACTTCCAGGAACTCCTTGTCTACTTACAAAAAATCCCGCTCTTTCATTAATTTTTTGAATAAAATTAGAATCAAAGTAAAACTGTAGGTCTAGATTATTCAAACTACTATCAGATAAATCAAATTCTATTTTTGCAGTTCTTACACACGAAATTTGTGGATTTACAAAATACAATTTGTGAGTAGTTCCAACACCTCCATCCGAAGAAAAATTAATGAACTTGGATTCATTTATATCACTCCTATACTGACATAATTTTATAAAATTAAAATCAGTTTTTAAGACATAATAAACACCATAGTTGGTTAGTCCATTTATAGGAGAAGTAGCAATATAAACAACTTTATCACCGGTTTCTATATTACCGTTATATGAAGAAATATCTATAGAACTTTCAGGTACAGAAACATCAGTATCAGAAAAACCAATTTCTCGCATTAAAACTTTTCTATTTACTGGATCAAAAATAACTTTAACAACTTCATTATAATCTGTGGTTAATTTGAGTGTTATAATATCGTCATTACTTAAATTATGATTTGATTTGGTAGTTACTACTCCTAATATTTTTTCTACGGTTCC